CAGATCAAATATTCTCCGATCTGGTCGGAGACATGGATGACGAGCTGGCTCACCTTGTCAAAGAGGAGCTGCAGACAGGATGGCGCGCACAACAAGTGATGGCCGCTATCGAAGCTCGCAAAGCCAAACAGGTCAACGACCAGTTAGAACACTGCACTGTAGACGGCATCGGTCAGCACGTTATGGACGTTCCGGCCGATGCTTATTTTGCATGGCAGAAGCATCTAGGTGACGGCTGCTGGTCTGACAAAACATTCCGCCACTGGTTTCTAAAACGGAACCCTGAGTGCGCGATTAAGTATACACCGCGCAAAACCACCGTCCTGATCTAATGAAACTCGACCGCGACAAAATCACGCGCATGATCAGCGACATCGATCAGGCGGACCACGACGGCTCCGGCTACCTGCATCGCAAGCTCAAAAACTTCAACGTCAGGTATTGTATCTGGGCCGGACAGAGCGACGACGGCCGCAAGCATCAAGCCTTCTACGGCAAGAAGGTTTTTCCTTGGGAAAATAGTTCGGACGTTTCCGTGCGAATGGCTGAATCGATAATTCGGGAGAGGGTCATCTCGCTGACGTCCGCATTCTTCAAGTCGCGCCTGCAAGTCCAGCCGGTCGAGGTGATGGACGCTCCCAAGAAGAATGCCGCCGAGACCGTGCTCCGCTGGCTCCTGCACAGCCACTGTGCCGACGACATGCGCCGCGAGATCCGCTTGGCGGCAGAGTTTAGGGAGACCTATGGCCTCGCTGTCATGGCTGTCGATTGGGAACGCCAGACCCGCGCCGAGGTGAAGAAGTTCACGCTCGAAGAAGCGATGATGATGATCGAGGAGACGCAAGATCCCAACCTGCAGGCGCTCCTCGAAGTCGTTCTTGATCCGGCTCAGGAGGAGCTGGCCGCGGAGCTTCTCGGTCAGGTGGTGCCGGAGCTGGGCAGTGTGTCCAAGGTCCGCCAGCTCCGCGAGAAGGGCGAGGTCGAGTGGGAAAGCCCTTATATTTTCTCCAGCAAGCCGGTGGTGCGCGCTCTCGAAGCGTGGGAGGACGTGATTTTTCCAATCCAGACCGACTCCCTGCAGAGGGCGCCCTTCATCGCCCGCCGCGAGCTTCTCAGTGAGTTCGAGCTGCGCGAGCGCGCCGCGCTGGAAGGCTGGGACAAGGAGTGGGTCGAGCGCGCGGTGAAGCATCGCGGCGAGATGAAGCGCATCCACATGAACATCCACCGCTCGGACCAGTTCCTGTACGAACAGATGCGCGACCTGATCGAAGTGTGGCACGTCTACCGCAAGGAGCACGACGACCGCACCGGCGCCACCAAAGTCACCCGCACCGTCGTCAGCTACAGCATCACCGACTCCGTCGCCCTGCATGAGCTGATGCCCTACGAGCATCAGATGTATCCCTTCATCGAGCTGCCCCGCGAGCGCAATACCCGCCCGCTCCTCGAAAGCCGCGGAATCCCTGAGATCGTCCAGTCGGCGCAGGAAGAGGTGAAGGTGCAGAGGGACTATAGGGTTGACCGCGCCAGTATCAGCATCATTCCTCCGCTTAAGGTGCCCGCTTCGCGCGGCCGTCTGGATCTCGTCCTCGGACCCGCCATGCAAATCCCTGAGCGCCGTCCGAACGAAATCAACTGGATGACGCCGCCGCCGTTTGACCAAGGCAGCATCGAGGTCGAGCAGGCAACACGCGCGGACGTTGACCGCTACTTCGGCCGCATGACCGAGAGCGTCAACCCCAACATCGCTATGCTGCACATGCAGGACTTGGCCGACTCATGGCTCCTCGACATGAAGGTCATGATGATCCAGATCCTCGCCTTGGCGCAGCAGTATATGTTGCCGGAGGAAATTTCTCGCGTCACCGGAAACGCCACGCCGTTAGCTGAGGGCGCCGCCGACATCCGCGGTCGCTATGACATCACTGCCGAGTTCGACGCGAGAACCCTCGATAACGCCGCCTTGGAGGCCAAGATGACGTTCCTGACCCAAAATCTAGTGCCTCTGGATTCAATGGGGGTTATCGACCGAGCGCAATTGATCAAGGTCATGCTCGGCTCAGTAGACCAGAACCTCGCCAACCTCCTCGTCAGGGACATCGGCGCCGCAACGCAAATGGAGCAAGAAGACGAACAAACCGCCTTCGCCAAAATCGCCGCAGGCACCGAGCCGCCATTGAAAGAGGGCGGCCAAAACGCCCAAGTCCGCCTGCAAACCTTGCAACAAATCATTCAGTCCAACCCCGCCGTGCAGCAGCGATACCAGCAAGACGAAATCTTCCGCAGCATGATCGACGCAAGGGCGCAGGCTTTCCAATTCCAGTTGCAACAACAGCAAAACGCCGTAATCGGCCGCACCGGCGCCCAACCTGCGCTGCAAAAGATGCAGCAAGACCAGCAACTCGGCATGTCCGCCCAACCCGCCGCCTAACCGTATGCACCCGAACATCAACGTCCGCAACGTCGCCGGTCTCAATATTCCGCAGCACGACTATCTCAGCATCTCGTATTACGGCAGCACGAACAACATCCAGACCGTCACCTACAAGGAAGGCGGCAGCACCGGCCAAACAGTCGCCACGCTGACTTTCTCCTACACCACAAACCCGCCGACCACCAACGACGCGGACCTCGCCACCGTCACCCGCTCTTAAATCTCCAATTTCTAATCTCAAATGCCTTGGACGTTTAACCCCTTCAGCGGCACGTTCGATCAAAAAGGATCGGGCGGCGGCTCTGTGCTTGAAGGCGAAGTCGCCACCTTCGCCGACTTGCCGCAGACGGCCGGAACGCCGCCTGTCGGATCAAGCTATTTGGTTCGTGAGTCAACCGGCGTGTGGCTGGTGAACCGGCGGCAGGCTGGCATCTACATTAGAACAAACAACACCGGCGTTCGTGCTGACGACTGGAGCTACGGCGGCGACTTTCCGGTTCAATCGGTCAATGGACAAACGGGCGCGGTCACCATACCAACCTACACTTACGGGTCTGGCGGATCTGGTCTTGTCCCGCAAGCCACGGGCGGCGATGTGGGCAGATTCTTAAAAGGAGACGCAAGCTGGAGCCTGCCAACAACCAGCGATGTGCAGGGGCTTTCAGACGCGCTCGCCGCAAAGCAAAACACAGGCGACTATGTAACCCCGACTCGCGTCGAGACAGATTACTTTGATCGCGGCGGAGATAACGCCGCTACTCGCTCTGGCACAGGCGGTCAAAAACGCTACCAAATCGTTTTATCAAACGACACGCGCCTCACCGACGCACGACAAATGCTGTGGTCAAGCCCCCCGCCTACTTCTCCCACCAACAACACCAGCGGCAGGGCGCTTGGCTCTATGTCTTATGACGGGAGCTATCTTTACATCCTAGTCCAAGAGGTTGGCGGGCAGTCCGTCCGATGGGCGCGCACGCCAATGGCAATCAACTGGTAATTTCTCATGGCACTCAACGATATAAAAGTTCCCAAAGAAAACGCGCAAGGCACGTTTGACGAAATTGCCTTGGCCGCGTCCGACCTCAAGCTCGGCACCACCGCCAACCTCCCGCTCAAAACAGGCACTGGCGGCGTTATTGAGGCGGGTTCATTCGGCACGGCGGCAGGGAGCTTTTGCGCTGGGGACGATGCGCGGCTTTCGGATGACCGCGACCCCAATCTTCACGCCGCAAGTCACCTCCCCGATGGCGCGGATGAGCTTTTTGATCAGTCGTTGAATGAAGCGGACGATGTGGTATTTGCGTCTGTGGCAGCCGAAACGCTTAAAGACGCATCTGGCGCAGTCATTATCAACACGGATTCCCGCGTGATCTATGATGGCAGTGGGACAGGCGCTTCCGACATTGTGTTTGGCTTTGGAGATGGCGTGTTGGAAACGGCGCTGCCCATTAGCTTTTCTAACGACAACAACCAAGCAGCAGCCAACGCCGCCACCACCCGCGACAACCTCGGACTCGGAGACGCAGCCGTAGAAGACACCACAGCCTTCGCCGCCTCTGGCTCCATCACCACCAGCGGCCTCACCCAAGCCACCGCCCGCATCCTCGGACGCACGACAGCCAGCACAGGCTCCATCGAGGAGATCACAGTCGGATCGGGCCTTTCGCTTTCGGCGGGGGAGTTGTCGGCTACGGGCGGCGATACCGTCTCCATCGAATCAAGTGCCGCAGATGTGCTGTCGGTCTCTTCGGGCGCGATCTCGGCGGATGATGCGGGCAGCGATAAGCTCGTCTTCTGGGATGACTCGGCGGGCAAGCTCACGCACCTCACGGTGGGTTCGGGGTTGGCGGTGACGGATACGACGATTGCTTCCACAGCCACAGGAACCATCGGCGGCGGCACAGGCCCCACCGACAACGCCATCCTCCGCGCTGACGGCACGGGGGGCTCGACGGCGCAGGACTCGCCCTTCGTCATCCCCGACAATTTTACGGCATCGCCAAACAACACCGTAAACCACGCCTCCATCCAAGCCACGGGCGGATCGACCAATGTCAGCGTGTCGATTGTCCCCAAGGGAGCGGGCGCATTTATGCTTTCGGTCCCAGACGGAACGGCTACAGGCGGAAATGCGCGTGGAGCAAGGGCTGTTGATTTGCAGATTGAAAGAAATGCTTTTGGCGGCGCAGGGGCAGAAGTAGCGAGTGGGTCCAATAGCGTAATCTGCGGCGGCAGATGGAACAGAGCAACTAACTCCGATACAGTTGTGTGCGGAGGAACCGAAAATACGGCAAGCGGCGATACCTCTGGCATTTTGGCAGGGTATCAAAACACCGCATCTGGCTCGCGTAGTTTTGTTATCGGAGAACAGTCGCAAGCTACAGCTACATATTCTGCCGTTCTTGGGGGATTTAGAGTATTATCAAACAGATATGGCGGCACGGCCCATGCGGCTGGGCAATTTAGCGCCAGAGGCGATGCCCAACGCGCGCGTTTCGTTTTGCGCTGCAAAACCACAACCAACACCGCCGTCGAAATGGCGCTGGATGGCAGCACGACTTATCTTGCCATCCCCAGCGGCAAAGTCATGTTCTGCCGCATTCAAGTTGTCGGCGTGAAGTCGGACGGCTCAGTGGTTGCCACCTATGAACGCCAATATGCTGCTAAGAATGTGGCTGGCACAAGCTCGGAGGTCTATGCCGCCGTGACTATCGGCACGGACAACGCCTCATCAACATCGCTGGAAATCGCCACCGTGGACGCAGGCGATTACATCCGCATCCGCCCGACAGGAATCGCATCCGAAACATGGCGGTGGGTCGCCAGCGTAGACGCCGTGGAGGTCGCATATGGAAGCTAATCAAATGTTCACAGTCGGCCTTGTGCCGTCACAGCAACTCGTCAGTCTTCTCACCGATGACCAAGGCAACTGGCGCGATGTGCCAGAGGGCGAATCCGTAGTGCCGCTGGTTAAAATCCCGAAGCCCGAAGGCGCATGGGAGCCGAATGTGGTGTGGTTTGAGGATCGTGTGGAGCGGCAGTGGGTTGCTGGGACGCCTGCGCCTGTGGCGACTTTCACGGCAGAGCAGGCTGTCAGCCAATACTTCTCGCCCTACCAGACGCTCGCCCTCCAGCGTTTTGAGATGGCCTTGCTCCAAGCAGACAAACCGCTCGGCGTGAAGATGACCGCCGCAAAACAGTGGCTTGAAGGCGTGATGCTTTCATGGGCCGCATCCCCCACACCCGCACCAGCGGAGTCTTTCGGCCAGCCGCAGGCGAGCTTTGCGGAGGCTTCGGCTGAGGCAGTCACCGATCTAGGCGCACAATGAGGACTGTAACCTTACAATCTATATTGCTCCGCGCATGGCAGCGCGCCGGAAACGACGGCTCGGATATTTCCAACATCCCATCCGGCGCCAGAACCATGATGACCGCCGCCGCCAACGAACGCATCGCCGACTGCTGGGAGTGGGCGGATTGGCCGGAATTGATGCGCGTTGAAAGCCGCACAGTCGAAGGTGATGCCACGAACGGCTACTTCATTCCCTACGAGCAATCGGGCCAGACGCCCATGGGACAGGTCTTTGCGATATATCGAGACTCGCCCGCAACACACGTCGCACCGAGGCAGATAGGTTTCACGCTCTTAGGCGACAACATTAGATTCCCCGAAGGCACCGACCTGCCAACCACCGTCTGGGTCAACTTCCGCATCCGTCCGACCGAATACTCCGCAAGCAACCTCTCGGCGACTGTGCCCGCCGTCCTCGCCAAAGCAGTCGGCTATCAGCTCGCCTCGGATTTGCAGATTGAGGACGGCCAGTTCGACAAGGCTCTGGCCATGGAGCAGCTCGCAGAGTCCGAGCTGATCTCCCAGCGCGACAAATACTACTTCCAGCAAAACCAGCCGTCCATGTGGACCGCCCGCGTCAACCAATACTAACCAACCAACACTATGGGATTCCCTAATAACAAAATCACCAACGGCCTCAGCGGCGGCAACTACATCGCCGACACCACGGCCCGCACCGGCGACTGGCTCGCCGTGCAAGTCCTCGCCGACGCCAAGTTCCACACGCTGACCGGCAACATCGCCGACATTGCGAACACCACCGACGCCAGCGCCCCCGTCATTCCGGCGGGCACCGTGCTCTTCGGCAAGTTCACCGCCATAGATCTGCACAGCGGTCGCATCATCGCCTACACCGCCTAAGAATGCTCCTCGCCCCGACATTGTCGCTCTCCGCTGGGTCCGGCGCCGCCATCGCGCGCCCGACCTTCAGCCGCGACTTTGCCGGTGAGAAGACCTTAAACAACGGCACCGGCCCCGCCATCACCTTCACAAGAGCCAGCAACGCCACCTTCTTCGACGCCAACGGCACCCTGCAAACCGCCGCCAACGACACGCCACGCTTCGACCATTCCGGCGGCAGCAGCTTGGGGCTTCTCATCGAGGAGTCCAGAACCAATAGCCTCCGCAACTCGCAGGCTGGTGGGGCGACCAATGGGGTGATTGGGAGCGGCGGGGCTTTGCCGACGAATTGGTTGGCGGTGAACTCAGTTGGCATGAGCCGCGAGGTTGTTGGAACCGGAAGCGAAAACGGTATGAACTATGTGGATATCCGATTTACCGGAACGCCCGCCAATACCAACCCCAACTCTGTGAGTTTTGAAGGCTCCACGCAAGTTGCCGCGCTGCAAAACCAGACTTGGACGACATCGGCTTCGGTTGCTCTGGTTGGTGGAACGCTCACCAACGTTACGAGTGTCGGCATCGGACATATTGAGGTCAATTCGGGCGGCACTGCGTTAGCGTCTGGCGTAATAACGAGCTTCACGCCCACAGCCACCCTCACCAGATATGTTGGCACAAGAACGCTGACTGAAGCATCAACCGCTTTTTATCGCCCGCTTGTTCGCTTTAGCCCGCAAAACACGGTCACCGCCATCGATTTCACCCTCCGCATAGCCGCCCCGCAGCTTGAACTCGGCGCATTCGCCACCAGCTACATCCCAACGACATCCGCCGCCGCCACCCGCGCAGCGGATAGTGCGGTCGTCACGCCGATCTCCAGCTTCTATAATCAAGCGGAGGGGACAGTGTTTGCGGAGGCGATGCGAACAAACGCCGTTGCTTCGGGCGTGTTTCCAACAATGCTTCGGTTTCAAGCAGACGATCCAACGGTGCGAATGTCTTTATTGGCAACCAACGGGCGCGCCTATTTTTCAGCGGTCAATGTGTCTACGACTGAATGGGATATTGATTCAAGTTTGGCAAGATACGGCATCACGCTGGGAACTGCGTTCAAAATTGCTGGCGGTTATGCGGCTGACAACGTCGCGGCATC